GTGGGTGGTTAGCCCGCCACAAGGACACAGTCCGCAAGAGTAGTGCCCGAAACGGGCACCCACTTGCGCGACATTTGAGTCGCGTCCTTAACGACTACTTCACCTGGAAAGTCTGGATCAGGGGAGATTAATCCCTTAGCCAGACGCCCCCACTCTGCAAGGTTCGTTGGTCTACGCTTATCGCGTAGAACCCAAAGATTTGCCTTACAGGTGAAAGTTTCCCCGCAATATCTTAGCTTACCATACCCGCTAAAAGGTGTGGCAAGTGGAGGATATACGACTGAGATAAAGCCCTGAGTAGTTTCAGTATATGGTATAAATTTTATACCAGGTACAGATTCTACAGCTTTATGACAGTAGGCAGCTGAGTGATGCATACCAATCTGGTGGAAGCCAGTGGCGTATGCACACCAAGCTGCGAGGGAAGTTCCATGGCGGAGGTGCGTGCCTGGTAATTTTCGAATTCTCTGCGGTGTTACGACGCGACCTTTGTATGCGTCAACACCACAAGATTCTCGAAAATTTCCTCCGTGAAAGCTCTTAGATTTGTTGACCTTAAGGCCGACCAATTCAAGAGCAGACACTACATGCCAGTAATACGCATTGTCGACGATTATATCGTCGCCGTAGACGTAAACGGCACGACGCGCTACTGAGCGGTTTCCGCAAGCTAAGCTTACGGAGGCGACAGCAATTGAATAAAAGATTATACTCTCAACAGGAAAGCAAAGTGCTGATCCCATAGGAGCATATTTTTTCAATTGAACAATTCTTCCATCAGGAAGAATAGTCGACGTGCTTCTCAAATCAAATACACGGTTCCAAAATTTATCTGAGTTCTCAGATAGACCAAGGAACATATATTTGACCAAAGAGAAACTAACTCGATCACTAGCTTCACTTAAATCTAACGTCGCATGAGACTTACTAAGGCTACTAGCCAGAGCAAGTCTACCGTTGACGCTTTGATCAGTGAAGTTAATGTGTCCAGCAGCCGGAGATCTATTCTCAATGTATTTAACAAGAGGGATAGAAATCATCTGCTGTAAGAATTGGACTTCTAGTGGTTCGCACGAAATAATTCGTGGTCCCCTAGAATCTTTTGGAACAAGACAGACACGAGCTTGAGGCTCGGCTATCTTAACCATATTCTTATACTGAT